GAACCTACCACAGGTTATCGTTGGGGACAGCATGGCCATATCTACACTGGTCCACAGGCACAGGCTCGAGCAGCAGCACAGGGTCGTGCTGCCTATGCTAATGGATATACTGGTAAGAAATGATTAAAGTTTACCCGTCCATTGATTACGAGCACGACCTTTATTTTTCATATCATCTGAATTGTCTTGGACTGTGCCTAACCATAGATGATCTGGGTTAACACATTTTTTATTATCGCAACTATGACAAACAAATAGTCCTTTAGAAATTGGACCTTTGAATAAAGAATAGAATAATCTATGCGCTTTATAAAGTTTTCCATTAAACCTACATTGTCCATAACCGTAGGTATCTAAGGCAGCTATCCATTCCCAACACCCATTTGGATATTTAAAAATTTTAGTTTGTATTGATTCTTTAGTATTATTTGGTTTTCCCATAATTTATTATAACATTTAAACCGTATAATATCAATTAAAATGGATGATCCTATAAATATCATTACGGAATAACATGGTTGTCATTCCATTAAATTACTCTGAAGGGAGGCGAGCTTACTATGAGCAATCAAGACATAGGCAATGCAGACACTGGGTCTGATATAGATAACAACCAGGTCACAGAAAAGTTTTACACACAAAAAGAAGTAGATGACATGATGGCTCGCACTAAAAGTGCCGTCACCAAGAAGTTTAGTTCTAAGTATGAAGAACTTGGAGACATAGAAGAACTACGTCAAATCAAGCAACAAAGTGAACGACAAAAACTCGAAGAGCAAAAGAAGCGTGGAGAGTTCGATCAAATATTGCAGACATTGGCGCAGAAAAAAGACGAAGAAATTCGCAAGCGTGATGAGATCATTAAAGGATATACAGTAGATGTGCCATTGGTCAATGCCGCAGCCCAGTTCAGAGCAGTCAATGCCGATCAGGTCAAAGCGTTGTTGAAACCACAGGTTAGGTTGAACGATAATGGTGAAGTTGAAGTTCTCGATAATAAGGGAACAGTGAGATACAACGACCAAGGTCAACCCTTCGGAGTCACAGATTTAGTCAAAGAATTCTTAGACACTAATCCACATTTCGTAGCAGCCGGAGCCAGCACAAGTAATGGAAAGTCCAATATTGGTCGTAGTCAAGAAAAGTTAGACATCTCAAAACTAGATTTCAAGAATGCCAACGATAGAAAGTTGTATAAAGAAATGGGCTTGGGATTAAACAAAAAATAACCAATTAAAGGATTTATAAAATGAGTTATCCATCAAATAACAATACAAACATTAACAGCGAATTATACGCTAATTTTGTGGCTCAGGCCCAATTCGCAGCCTATGAGAACTCTGTTGCTCGTCAAATGGTCACTGTTTTCGATGTGCCAATGAACGCAGGTAAGGTTGTTCAGGTTCCAGTATGGGCCCCAATCTCTGCTCAGTTGATCACCGACGAAGCAGCAGCCACAGCAAAAACCACAGACACCGCAGCTCCAACCATTACATTGGCCGAGCACGTGGTCTACAATCAAGTCACTGACATGTTGCGTGACAGCGCCTATGGCGATGTTATGGCTCAGTTAGGTGACCAAAGCGGTCGTGCCATTGCTGAAAGCATTGACACACAGGTATTCAGCTACTTTAACCAGTTCAGCTCTAACAGCCTAGGCAGCACCAGCACAGAATTAACAGTTGACTTGATTCTTCAAGCTGCTGCCAAACTACGTAAGAACAAGCTAACAGGACCATTCTTCGGAGTTGTTCATCCTAGCCAGGCCTATAACATCAAGAAACAATTGACATACAGCGCACAAACCAATGTTCCAGCATTGAGTGACATCGGTAATAGTGTTCTAAGTGCTTTCTATCTTGGTAGCATTGGTGGTGTAAACGTATTCGAAAGTTCATTAGTTGCTCCTGTGACCACAGGTGGTGCTGATGCTTATCGTGCTGCGGTATTTGATACTCGTGCTCTTGCTCACGCCATGCGCGGTGGTATCGATCTTAACACTTTATATCTTCCTGCTGCTCGTGCCACTGACATGGTGTTAAAAGCCGTGGCCGGTGCCAACGTAATCCAAGAAAGCTTCGGTTGCTCAATCGTTGCTCAATCCGGACTATAATATTGATTTAACCAGGGAGAACAAGTATGGCATTCATTAAGTATCAAGGAAACGTTATATCATTCGCAGAATACACGGATGTGACTGCCATTGATCAGCGAGTATTTGAATCCAATGAAGGCCTTACTAGTGCCATTGTTGAAACATTATTAGAACGATCAACCACAAGGATTTTATACAACATCACAGCCACGGACTGGTGGAGAACCTACTGGATTCGTCAAAGTGGTGGAACATATGATCCACTAATCTATACATCAGGATTGTTGTCAATACCCAATCCTAATCCCAACTATATCTTAGATCGCCAGGATGATTTCACTGACCTATGTGTTTATTACGCATTGAGTTATTATATCTATCCTAAGATCGCAGATTTTAGTATTCAGGATTCAGCAGAAAAGACCAAGATTGGTTTTATGAATGAGAAGTATAGAGCATTGTTTCAAGAATTAATCGACGATGGTAGTTGGTATGATTTTTCAGGAGATGGAACTATTCAACCCTTGGAAAAGATGCCTACAAGAACTAATATACAAAGAGCAAGATAATGCGAACACAGCTATTATCAGCAATCACCACAGCTATCAGCACACTTACCCAGTTTGCTGTAGTCAGTGAATTGCCTTTTGAATCCAGTGGACAACCTTTATATCGTAAGAATATGAAGCGAGTCTATGTGGATCAAGAATACCGGGTAGAGAAGATCCTTTACCCTGTATTGAATGGTAGTAATGTCATGCAGGATCAACTGATAGCCATGGCTTATGTTGCCTGTGACGCAAAGAATCCTCCCACACAATTAGACTCTCTGGTTTCTCGAGTATTAGCTGCCAAGGATTCAACGAATGTCATCGCACTCACCAGTGAGAGTGATTACACAGTGGATAAACAAGAAGATGTATTAATCTATGCTTTCGAGTTTAGATTTGATACAATACAATAATAAAGGAAAATAAGATGGCTTACATTAATGTTAGTGCACCAACTCAACATGCTACAGTCCAACTTTCAACTGCGACCATCGCGTCAACCAGCAGTGGATATTTGGTTCCAGCATTACAGAACGTGACTATAAACAACTCAGCGGGTGTATTCAACTGGACACAGTTGGATGTATTCGCACAGTTAGCAGTATCAACACCAGCAACCAATAGCATCGCTGCTAACATGGTTTTAGACTCCACAACTTTCTTCACAGGAAGCAATGGCGTGGATGGTATATTTGATCTCAGCAACAACGCCACCGAAGTATACTTCCGTGTATATTTCAATGGTCGTGCTACAGGCAGCAAATATGTGTCAGGCAGTGGTTTTATCACTAATCTAGCACCTACTGTTAACCCCACAGCACCTGTATGGGTAAGTCCAATTACAATCAGTGTAAATGGAAACCTAACCACAGGCACAGTTTAATCAAATAAATGATTAAGATCAAGGGCGTTTATCACGCCCTTTTTCTATGACTGGTAAATATCAAGAGGAGAAAGATTTATGGATTTACGAGATCACAGTGATGAGGATCTATTGAAAAGTCTCATAGCAGAAATAGCCAAAGCACTCAGTGAAGTCAAAAACACACAAGGTGATTTGGATAAGATAAACAGCAGACTGAGATTTGCACTAGCAGTTATTCACATATTAAACAACAAGGAAGATTAAAAGATGAAATCAATTGAACAATACGCAAGAAAACCCGAACTACTTGAAATCATATTAGATGACAGTGATATCATTGAAGAGTTTGGTGAAGAAGTTATTTTCTACATGAAAGACTATGTAGACATCAATACCTACTTTGATTTCTATCAAAGTCAAAGCCAGAATGGCACAGGTCTAAATGAATTACTAAGAAAGATTATTCTCAACAAACAGGGTGAACCTGTGTTAAAGGAAGATCAAGCACTGCCAGTCAAACTAGCAGTAGGAGCACTGGCCAAGATTAATCTAAATTTGGGAAAGTCAAAGACCAAGTCGTTGATGAGCGAGACTGGGAATCCGCAAAGTTAATCACCATAGGACATCTGGCCAAAATGTATAATCAACTACCCAGCATGATACTACGTGATGGAACCACATTTGATATCATGGTCACAGATGTCTATACCACTTGGTTAAAGAGCAAAGAAAATCCCGAAGATGCCAGTCATTATCGCGTAGGTGATCTAGAACAACTATTAAAGAGCGTGAAATAATCATGACATTAAACACAGTGAACAGGCTTAATCAAATATCAAAAAACATCACCAGTGAGCAGTTGACCGCAGTGGCCTTTCCTGTGTTTGTTAAGAATACACCTGTTCGCAGTGGCAATGCTCGCAGACATACCACAAAAACTGCCAATGAGATTGACGCCAGTTATCCATATGCTCAACGATTAGATCATGGATGGAGTAGACAAAGTCCCAATGGCATGGTTAAACCCACGGTTCAGGCAGTGAGAGATTATATACGCACAACACTTGGAGCATAAAATGGCAAGAACAGTAGATGAATTAGCAATCAAGATATCAGTAGAAGGCACAGCACAGATCAATGATGCTGTTAACTCTACCAATAATCTAGATTCTGCCACTAAGAGAACTGGCGAAACACTGAAAGGCAGTCAAAATAATATTCGCAATGTGGCCTTCCAGGTTCAAGACATGGCAGTTCAGATTGCCGGCGGCACCAGTGCTTTTGTGGCCATGGGCCAACAACTACCACAGTTGTTAGGTGGATTTGGTGCCATGGGTGCTGTGATAGGTGCTGTGGCTGCTATTGGTATACCATTACTTAGAGTAGGTTTACAGGCTGCCGGTGTAGACATGCGTGATCTACATCAAATGACCACTGATCTCACTGATTCAACCAAGGCATATCAGGCAGCACAAACTGCCAATCTACCTACTCTTGTTGGATTAGGTAATACATATGGAGCATTAACCAGCAGCGCCAAAGATTTCTTTGATATACAAGAGCAGTTAACTAGACAAAAAGCCAACTTTGAATTAAGTGCGGCATTGAAACAACTAAGACTTGATCTTGGAGCCTTTACTGACAAGGAAGAAGATACATTTAAGAAACATGATCAATATATGGGACAGTTTGCCGGAGCTGGTCCCGCACTTAGATATATTGGTGATTTATTCCGCAATTGGAGTCTTGGATTAACTGGAGATCAAGCCAAATATGTTGCTGATCAATTAAAACAAATCGATGAGAAAAAGCCCGAAGCTGCGGCAACTATTCTTAATAATGTTTTAACTTACTTAAAAGAATCAGGCATTGAAAGTGGTAAACTTAAAAAGTTATTTGATTCCACCATTGAACCTATCTTAAAGATCAATAATCAACTGCTTGAAACTAAGAAAATATTAAATGAGAATGCTCAAGCAGCCAGTGATCTCAATGCCACTATGCTAGAAGGTCAGGCACAGAATATCATTGATGTTGGCCGGGCACGTAGAAACTTTGATCAAGTCAAAGCCATTGCCTTGGATGGTCAAGAAAAGATTGCTGAGTTTACCATACAGGCCAACGAGAAATCCAGCAAGGATGGAGTTAGCCGAGCACAAGAAATCGCTGCCTTTAGAATTAAAACTGAAGCAGAAGTATTGGACAAACAAAAAGACTTTTACAAAACACAAAGTGAAACATATAAGGCCAGTCATCTTAGCTATGAGTTAAAAGTCAGACAACTGGCACTTGAAAGTAATATATTAGATATTCAAAATCGAGGTAGAGATGATTTTGCCTTCAATGTCAAATACAATGAAGATATTGCTCGTATATCCAGTGATTATCTAACAACATTAAACACCATATCAGAACAACGTCGTAAAAACTTAATTGATGGAGCACAGCAAAAATCATTAGAAGAAGATGCTCTTAAGATACAAAAAGAATCATTGTTCAATGCTCGCCAAGGTAGAGATATATCTGTTCAAAGATTCATTGAACAACAAGCAGTAGAAAATTCTAAGAAAGACATTGAAGAACAGATTGCCAGACAAGGTATGTTAGGTGATGCTATTAGAAAAGTCAATCAAGAACGAATTGGTGTTAATCAAGCATTGCCTGCCAGTAGATTAGTTGGACTATCTACCATTGAAAAAGAACTAGCAAATATTCAAGAAAAAGGTAGAACTGCTGCCCAAGAAGCAGCTCGAGCATTTGCGGAAAAGTTTGGTGATATAAACAGCATGGCCGATGCTCAGGCATTAGTTGATGGATTGGATCAAATAGCACGTTCATATGGTCAACTAACAGCGGCTCAAATAGAATTTGCCCGCAACAATGATATAACATCACGTAGTTGGGCCACAGGCTGGGAAGATTCATTTGCTGCTTATCGAGAAAATGCTTTCAATGCCGCCGACGAAGCAAAGACTTATTTCAATGATTTCTCTCGAGCATTTGAAGATACTATTGTCACATTGGTCCAAGGTGGTAAGGTCAACTTTAGAGATTTTGCCAATAGCATCATTGCTGACTTTGCTAGAATACAGGCTAGAAAGATGTTGGTCAATGCCGCCAATGGCTATACCGAAGCAGGCGGTGCCAGCGGTATAATACAAACCATTGGATCATTCTTTGGATTTGCCGCAGGTGGTGCAGTTCAAGCTGGTGTGCCAATTACAGTGGGTGAACGTGGTCCAGAAATGTTTATACCCACCAGTGCTGGCACCATTGTGCCCAACAATGCCATGAGCACTGGCAATACAAGTCCAGGATCTCAGACCATAGTCAACTATAATATTCAAGCAGTGGATGCCAGTAGTTTTAGAAGTTTAGTTGCACGTGACCCCAGTTTTATATATGCTGTCACTGAACAAGGCCGTAGAAGCCAACCAAGTAGGAGATTAGGTTAATGTCAATACAAAATATCATCAATCGAGCACAACAGATTGAAATAGATCGTCGCCGTGTGGTTGGTCAAAGTATCAGTCGTAGTCAACGTGTGAAGACCAGTGAAAGATCCACCAGCCAACCCTGGAAGTTTAAAGTCACTCCTCCTGGCAGTCTAAGTTGGGCAGATAGTCGCGGTTTTATCGAAGTCATCAACCTACAAGATCGTGTGGCAGAATATGAAATCACCTTGGCTGGATCAGCGGGATTAAACTACATCACAGAATATCAAGGTGGCTTTAACTCTACACAAACCAATACCATGACCATTGCCAGTGTGTCAACAGCCAGTGTGGTATTGACCAACTTACCTGATTTGGGTGATAATATTCGTCACAATGAATATGTATTGACATCCACTGTGGTATTGGCCGTGGGTGATCTCATTCAACCTGCCAACTCTAGATATCCCTATGCTGTGTCTGCCACAGTGCTGAGAGGATCAACTACCACTGTCACAGTGTCTTTGAATAGACCCATTGTCACCAGTGAAGATATTACATTAACCAGTGAACATGTCTTAGTTGGCAATCAAGTCACCTGGCGTGTATTGGTATCAGGCTTGCCCACATATAAACTCATACCAGGTCAGCGTGTTCAGTATACCGGTGATTTTGAGTTGATTGAAAAGGTCATATAATGAGCAGTTCAATACCCGCAGTTCAAGGCACCAATATCAGGCATTGTATATTGATAGATATCACTGTCAATGAAACGGTGTATTATATCAGCAATGCCTATTCACCTATAACCTATAATGGTCATGTGTATAAACAGTTGGGACATTTTATGACCTTGGGTGAAATACAGGATGACCTCAAAGCCACCAACAATCAAATAGCAGTGACATTGTCAGGTATTCCACCCGATGATGACACACCTAACTATTTGAATATCATATTGAATTCCAATATCAAAGGCAGTAGAATACAGATCTATCGTGCTTTCTTTGACAACCAAGGATTTTATACACCCAGTCAAGTATACTTGAGATTTAATGGATATGTGTCCAACTACAGTCTCAATGACACCATAGACTATGACAATAAGACGGCCACTAACAATATTCAAATACAATGTAATAGTATTCTAGGTATTTTAGAAAAGAGATATAGTGGACGTAGAACCAACAGCAATGATCAGCAACGTTGGTTCCCAGGTGATACAGGCATGTATCGTGTTAAGATATTAAGTGATGCCCAGTTTGACTTTGGCAAACCTTATGTGGCTCCAGTGAGTTCCAATGCTGGCAGCAGCAATAGTGGCAGCACCTGGAGTGGTGGACATGTTCAATAAGATATAAAATGATTAGACTAGCAGATTATCAAGATACAAAGATAGCAGTGGAATTACTACAGCAGTTTTTACAAGAGACCAGTTATCGACAAGCTCAACAAGCCAGTGAGAATGTCGAACACTTGGCCAAGATTGTGTGGGCAGCACAACAATATGGATATATTTGGTTGGGATTCATTGATGAACAACCAGCAGGCATATTGATTGCCATGAAGGAACCTAACATGTGGTTTCCACAAGCCCGAGAACTACGTGAACTTGTTTGGTATGTTCATCCCAACCATAGAAATACCACACTAGCAGGTAGACTATTTCATCATTATCAGCGCAAGGGTGACGAGTTATTAGCGCAAGGATCCATACAAGGATATTTTACCACTAGGATGATAACTACCACAGGTATAGATCTAGAACGCCGAGGATTTAGACTCACTGAATCCACATATATTAAGGAATAAGAAATGCCAGTATTTACATTAGCTGCCGAATATATTGTTTCGACATTTATCATTGGTGCCGAGATGGGTGTGGCCACTGCTGGCTTATCATTTGTCACCAGCGCCATTGCTGTGACATTGGCCACTGTGACCAGTAGACTTATCAATGGCACAGGTGGTGGTTCAGGTGGCACCACACAAGATCAAGGTGTTAGAATTCAGTTTCCACCAGCGACATCTAACAAGATACCCATTGTCTATGGACATGCGTTTCAAAAGGGCATGGTCACTGATGCTCGTATCAGCAACAGTAATCAAACCATGACCTATGTGCTACAACTCAGTGAAAAAACACAGACTGGCACATTTACTGTGGGCAATATCTACTGGAATGATCAGAAACTGGTATTCAACACTGACGCAGGCTATGAGCATGTTGTGGCCAGCAGCATTGATCAAAATGGCAATGGCAGCAGCAACACCAATTTTGATGGATTGATTAGAATTCGTGTGTATAGTGGCGATACCAATTCATCGAGTCAAATATTCCCATTAGCCAGCACTGGCAACACTGAAAATGCCAAGACCACATTGGATGAATCTGATATCAACTATCTATTGTCAGATTTGGTATTTGCGGTCATACAGATTGATTATAACAGCAGCAAAGGTGTGACCGGTCTTGCTCAAATGACCTTTGAATTAACCAACTCATTGATCAATCCCGGCGAAGTTTGGTATGATTATATGACATCTGCTAGATATGGAGCAGGCATTGACAGCAGCCAAATTGACACTGATAGTTGTATTGGCAGCACCAGCACCAGTCTTAAAAGTATCAGCAATCAAATACCTGCCAATCAACAAGGTCCGGTATCTTTCTTCTATGCCAGCATAGTAGGCACATTGTTGACTGTGGACACGCAATCTGGTGCTTATCCCATAACCGGAACCATTGAAGTTGGACAGGTGTTATCAGGAACTCAAATAGGCAGTGGATACACAATTATCAGTCTTGGATCAGGCACTGGTGGTGAAGGCACTTATAACTTAGATCAATCAGGGTTAGTGGCTTTTAGTTCCATGGCTGGCAACACCACCAGCACACAACCACGTTATCAAATCAATGGTGTTATATCCACTGGCGACACAGTTAAAAATAACTTGGATAGAATCACACTGAGTTCAGCAGCTTGGACCAACTTTGATTACAGTCAAGGTCGTTGGAAAGTAATTCCAAATCGTGCTGCCACCACTGATGAGTTGGATCATGCTTTTGTATTCACCGATGATAATATCTTAGGTGACATTGGTATCACTGCCACCAACTTAGAAGATTTATATAATCTACTAGAAATAGAATATGCCAGTCGAAGAATACGTGATCAAAATGACTATTATCGCGCTGAGATAGATCCAGCAGTGAGAAACTTGTTAGAACCAGACAATACTCTAAGTCTACGTTTAGACATGGTCAACAATGCACTACATGCTGCTCGCATTGGATTGATTGAACTTAAACAAAGTAGAATTGATTTGATTATCACATTCAGAGCTG